GGTTTTTCTGCCGGAGATCGTGCAGGACGCATTCGACCTTGAGCAGGACCCCTATCCCTACCAAACCCCTGGCGGCTTCTCGCATCTCGAATTGACCCGTTGGCCGGTGATCGCTGTGCAATCGGTTATTCAAACGCTGTCGGTCGGGTCGACGCAGACGCTGGTTGAAGGCACAGATTACCGCGTCGATCCGGAGACCGGCCGGCTGCTTCGCCTCAATCCGTTCACTGGCGTCGGCAGCCAATGGGAAGCAGTTCCCGTCACCGTCGTCTATATGGCCGGCTATGGCAGCCTCGTCACCGAAACTCATCCGGTGCCGGTATCGCCATATCAGGTCACCGTCGGCCAGGACGCCGCGTTCTCCTGCGATCAGTCGGTCAAATATGCGAGCGGGGCAGCGCTCACGCGCGTCAGCGGGAACCCTGCGGCCGGGCAATATAGCGTCGCCGCCGGCGTTTACACCTTTGCGGCTGCAGATAGCGGTCAATCGCTGACCTTCGCGTATGGGGTGAAAAGCATTCCTGATGATCTGGCCGAGATTTGCCTCCGCCTCATCAACGGGCGCTATCGCGGGAAAGATCGCGACCCGTCGCTCGTGCAGCGAGACACGCCTGGCTCTGGAATGCAGCGCTGGTGGTTCGGTGGCGCGCCGGGACAGAAGGGGCCGTTCGCGCCTGACATTGCCGCGGCGCTGGAGCCTTATTGCATGCCGGTCGTGGCCTGATGGACAATATCAGGATCAACATCGCCGGCGAGCGGCAAGCCGGCCTGAAGTTCGAGGAGTTTCCCGACGATCTCTATGAGGATCTGCGCCGAGAAATCGATGCGTTGACACACGAGCTCTTCGCAATGGTGCAGGCGGCGACGCCATCCCGCACTGGGAGAATGCGCAGCCAGGAGCGCGTCCGGATTTTCACCGACAAGAACCGGATCACCGGCTATATCGACGTGGCAGGTGAGAAGGGATCGCAGGACTTCGCGAAGGCCGCCGCGCTTGAATATGGCGCGCACCGCAAAACGAAGGTCTCGGCGCACTCGATGAAGCTGGATCACGCGTGGGGCGAGATGCTCAACGCACCGCTCACAGTCATGGTGGCCGCCTATGAGCGCACGCCAAATATTGCCGAGCGTGCATTTGAACGCGGCCCGCTGGCGGTCATGCAGCCACAGATCATCGCCCGGCTGAATGATGCGGTCAGCCAGGCTGTTGCGAAGGCCAACGGATGAGCGCCGACATCGAGGCCGTGATGGAAGCGCTGCTGACGCACGTCACGAGCGCGGTTCCGGACTTCATCACCAGCGGCCGCCGCGTCAAAGCTTGGACCGAGGTATCGGATCAGCCGGCCTTCTTCCTGCGCCGCACCGGCATGATGGACAGCTTCAATGGGTCCATGCCGATCGTCACCATCGATTGTGAGGCTTGGGTTTACTGCAACGTCGGCAAAAGCCCGGATGTTGCGCCGGATGAGCAGCTGACGGTGCTCGAGAAGAAGCTCCGCGACAGTCTGGCAGCCGATGACCAAGGCCGTTTCACGCTGGGGGGACTGGTCTATTGGTGTCGCATCGAAGGCAAGAGCGACATTTGGCCTGGCGACCAAGGGCCTCAATCTGTGGCCAGAATTCCTATTCGCATAACCCTCCCATTCTGAAGGACAAAGCCATGCGCTATGCTGCTCCTGACCATGTGTCGGGCATTACCCTGTCGATCGGTCCTGTCGTCGTCGTCGATGGCTATGTGGAGGTTCCTGACGATCTTGGTTCAGGAGACCTTGGCGGCCTCGCCATGAACGGCTTCACGCCCGTTCCGGCCGACGAACCCGCGCCAGTTCCGGCGAAGACACCGAAGGTCGATCCGGCATCAACGGCTGCTTCCGGCCCGAAAGAGGGTCAATGAGCTCCACGACGAACCTCGCCGCGGCTTCCGGCAGGTAGCTTGCATCGGGGTTTTTCTTCGGGCTCAGCCCGGAGGCCATTGCAGCTTCGCTGCCGGCGCTCGCTGAAGAAATCGAGCGGGAGGCGATACCGGTGCAAGACCTCCGCCACATTACTCGCGCTGCACCAGACGATTTTGTCATGCACACGCTCATTCTGCGGTTCGCCGCGAGGGCGGAACTCGAAACCCAGCCGGCGGATGGGGGCGCTGGCACCTAAAGCTCTCAACATCCCCATTCCCAATGCCCGTCGTGAGACGCGCAGTCCCACAGAAGGAACTTGAAAAATGGCCTCAAACGATACCTTTTCGTTCGGCGCTGGCGTGCTTTGGGCGACCCAGTTGACCGATTACACCGGCGCAGCGGTTGCGTTGCCGACGCCCCTCATGCTTGGCACCTTGCAGGATGTCAGCATCGACATCAGCTACGACAGCAAGCCGCTGCATGGGCAGAACGCGTTCGCAGTCGCCAATGCGCGCGGTAAGGGCAAGGTCTCGGGCAAGGCGAAGTTCGCACGCCTGGATGGTCTGCTGTTCCAGTCGGTTATCAGCGGCATGCCGATCACTTCGGGCATTGCCAGCGTCGTCTACGACACGACCGGCGCGGCCATTCCATCCACGCCTTATACCATCACGCCGACGGTTCCTGGTTCGGGTACTTTCGGCCGTGTGCTCGCGGTGCGCGATGGCATCGGCAACGAATATACCCAGGTGGCGAGCGGCCCGACCACCGGGCAGTATTCGCTCTCGGCTGGCGTCTTCACCTTTGCTGCCGCCGATACCGGCAAGACGGTCTATATCGACTATGCGTACACCGCGACGTCGACCTCAGCAAAGAAGGCGCTGGTTACCAACCAGCCCATGGGTTACGCACCGACCTTCCGCGCCGATTTCCTCAATCCTCGCTCCGGCATGTCGCTGGTTTTGTTCGCCTGCATGGCCAACAAGTTTGCCTATGCTACCAAGATCGACGACTGGGCGATCAACGAGCTTGATTTCGAGGCCTTCGCCGATAGCAACCAGCAGGTCTATCAGTTCGGAACGATCGCATAATGGTAACGCTGACGCTCGCGGGGCGGTCTTTCGAGATCGCCCCTTATGACATCGATGACATGCTGGTAGCCGCGCCCCATGTTCACGCGTTGAAGGGGCGAAAGAGGCCTGAAACGATCACCGAATCTCTGGAAGAAATTAAGCAGATTGCCGCAGTCGTGACTGTCGGATTGAAGAAGATTGATCCCGAGATCACCATCACGTCGGTCATAAAGATGGCGTTGCCTGACGGGGTGGAAACGCTCTCTCTGGCGATGCAGGAGATCCTCAACGAGTTCGGCCTCAAACCTGCGGGGGAAGCGAAGGCTCCTGCCAAGCGGCGCAAGGCAGCGGGAGCTTAGAGCAGCAACTTATCGACATCGTTTGCGGCCTTGTCGCCGCAGGCGTCGAGGGAGGATGCTGGGATCGCGTCACGAAATGGAACCTGAAACGGGCCCGGGCAATGTACTCTTATTGGGCGCGCAACGGGCCGCCGCCATATCTCGCGCTGCAGGCCATCGGCCGCGCGGTTGGCGTTGATTGGAAGCTGGAGACTGAAGAACCGGAAATTTTGTCAACACGTTCCATGACTGATCCTGCTCAGCCCGTTCCTACCATAGCAGAGGTTGCCGCCGCCGCTCCAAAGCCCGGCGCTGATCTCACGGAAACCAGCGTTGCAATTCTACGGCAAATGGGCCTGGGGTGAGCAAGCCAGCTATTTCCAGCTCAAACCTTCTACTGGAAATGTCATCTGGCGCGCGCCCTCGTGGAAGAATTCGGCCTCGACCATCATTGATTTTGCCTTGCGAAGGCCGGCCAACAGGCGCTTTGGGCTTTCGATGAAGATTACGCTGGTGGTGCCGTCAGATGTATCGGTGCAGCCGAAGCGCTGAATCGGTCTCTCGTCGAACTTTACCGATATGCTCCCGCCCGTGAAGTGGTGACACATGAACTGACCCTTGGTCACCGATAGATAGGCCTGAAAACCGTCCTTCTGTCGCTGCCTAAGGGTAAGCGTTCCGCGGGACCCCCCGTTGTAAGGGAAATCAAAGTCCAAGGTATTTGAACTTTCCACCGAGGCAGTTTTCTCGTTCGTGCCGCGCATCTCATCCTTGTTGTCGGAGTAAGTCCATCCCGCACCGGGATAGCTAGCTTGAGTTTCTGTCGAATTGGCGCCAGCAGGATTTCCGGTTGCAGAAGTGTTGGAACCGGCGGCGTCGCTGATTACCCTCACGCCGACCAGAACCGCAAAGCTGATGAATAGCCACTTGATAATGGAATGACTCGATCTGGCGACAGGCCTATCTGGCAAATTATGGCCGCAAAAGCGGCAGACTTTCGCCTCTCTTTTAATCGTCTCCGCACATTGCGGGCATTTATTGACAGCCATGTTCACCCCCGAGTCGTTCGGCGCAAAATCTATTTGTCGCTCAAACCCTTTTCAACTAGTCGCCGAATGGCCTCAGGCCGGTTCGGCTGACCGAGTGCGTTATCACGCCATTGGTCGATCCGATCGAGAAGCTTGCGCTCCATGCGGACGCTGACTTCCTCGCTGTCTACGGGAGGGCGACCTCTTTTTTTACGCGTATTAATTGTTGACATACGTATTTTATACGCGTATAAAATGCGGGCGGCAAGAGAGATCCTAACCTCTCAAACCGCCCTAACCCCAACCGATCCTAAGGAGATCGATCATGGCTGTGCGTAATATTAGCATAGATGGCTTCGTTGCCAAACTGCTTCACCCGCTTCCCGCTGATGAGGAGCAGGCTGAGACGAAGAAATTTCTTCGTGATCTCTGCGCGGATATGCAGGTTATATGGCGCGAGCAGATGCGGGCGACCGAGCGCGCCAGGCACCTTCGCTTTGCTGCGGAGGATAGCGCGGCAGATATCGCGATGATGACCCACTGGAATGCCGTGGCCATGCAGATGCGGGTTCCTGCGCCCAATATCGGCGCTTTGAAATGGAAGCAGAAGCATCGGCAATTTCTCAACGGATGCGAAGCCTGGGAACATGCTATCGCACGTGACGAAGAGTGGATTGCTAAACTAATTGCGGCGGGAGTACGCTGATGGCTGCCGTGAAATCGGCGACAATCGAGCTACCGCCGCTCAACATCCAGACGGTCAGCTTCATGCTGATCGGTGACAGCCCGCTGATCGTTCACGCTTGGTCGGAAAAGGCCAAGCGCCAGATGCTCGACAAGCAGATGAAGAAGGCGAGTAAAGCCAAGGAGGCCAAGGACCCTGAGGCGGATTACGAAGCCTGCTTCTATCGCACGGAGACTGGCGGCTACGGCTTCCCTGCTATCGGCGTGAAGGCTGCCATGGTGGGCGCATGTCGGTTCGTCGACGCGAAGATGACGATGGCTCGCGGCGCGTTCCATATCGATGCGGAGATGCTGCAGGTGATCGGGGAACCGCGGCCGCGCGAAGACATGGTGAGGGTCGGCATGGGAACCGCCGACATTCGTTACCGGCCGGAGTTTCCGTCCTGGAGGATACCTGTAACGGTTAAGTTCAATGCCGCGGTGATCTCGGCCGAGCAGATCGCCAACCTGCTGAATGTGGCGGGCTTCGGGATTGGCATCGGCGAGTGGCGTCCAGAGAAGAACGGCTCCTACGGCCGCTTCCATGTTGCCTCCAATGAGGAGGATCAATGATGGGAATGGTCTATAAATGGAAGGAGGCGGTCAGCATCCCGGTCGACCCTCAGGTTGCTGGCGAGGAGTTGGAGAAGATACGCATCCGTCAGAATGGCCGTCTCGAGAGTGAGGATGTGGTGTCGGCCGCGCGGCC